TTAGAAAAAGCGCTCAACAACGCCTCCGACTCTTTTGGCGAAAACGACAAACGCACACAGGCGTGGACGGTAAAGCTCAATAATGCCAAAGCCGAACTGAACGGTATGGAAAAAGAGCTGAACCAAAACAACAGCGCGTTAAACGGCACAGGAAAAGAGTTTAATTCGGCTGAAACTCAAGCAAATCAATTCGGTAATGAAGTCAAAAAGGCGGCTGATAAAACCGATGATGCGGGAAACAGATTTGAGAAGTTGGGCAGCGTGGTCAAAGGGGCGGGTGCTGCGATGGGCATCGGATTGGCTGCGGTCGGTGCAGCATCAGTCGCAGCGGTGGCAGGGGCAAAAAAGGTTTTAATGTCGTCCGTGGAAACCGCAGACGGATTGCAGAAAATGTCCGACGTCACGGGCATGACGGTGGAAACGCTACAGGAATTTAAGTATGCCGGGTCTGCATTGGGGGTTGACCTCGAAACCATAACCGGAGCGCAAACCAAGCTGATCAAAAGTATCGCGGGTGCAAATTCGGGAAGCAAATCACAAATTGCTGCATT